TCTTAAAGAACTTAAGTCGAACTATCGACACGATATAGCCGAGAGCGAGAAAGTGGATCTAGACGGTGTTTTAATATCAAAAGAACTACTTAATAGAGAATCTAAGCGTTCATGTCCAACTTGTAGCACCTATTCATTCAAATCCGTTGATGACCTTTACATGACGAAATTTGACTGTTGCTTTAAGTGCTACATTCAGTGGGTCGAAGGTCGCGAAGAAAGATGGAAATCAGGTTGGAGACCAAACAAATGAAACTTACAAAACAAGTGCTAAAACAAATTATTAAAGAAGAACTCGAAGCTGTTATGAACGAAGCGGAGCTAGACGAAGGCATGAGCCCTGACCATCCAGACTATGATATGCTCGGTGGAATGATTCAGCGAGTACTTATGACAGTTCTAATGAGCCGACAAGATGTCGAATCAGCGATGGATGCCGCAGGTGTTCCCGAGGAGCATCGTGATTATGTTCGTCAAAGAGTCATGGCAATGTCAGGGAGATAACAAATGAGTAAAGAGACACTAGAAATCATCAGAGGCCTCGCACAAGCCGCAGCAAACGCATATGACGGTGGTCACATGGAAAACTATTCTCTTGACGGACAAGTCCGTAAAACAGGACTCAAGCGAGAAGAAGGAATTCCTCTTCTTGACAAACGTTGTATTGACGGCTTTAAAGTTAAGTTTTATGGCGACTCAATGATTATTAACTATCAGTCAGACGTTATGATGAAAGACCTCAAGGATAATGGTTTCGAGAACGACATCGTACGAACCATTAACGAAGTTAAGAAGTTCTTGCAAAAGGAATATAAAGCCGTAACAGGCAAGTCCGTATCTCTTACTGCGAAGGGTGAACCACAGATTATTGTTCAAACAACTTCAAACGTTCGCACATTTGTACAAGCTTATCAGCATTACAAGATTGGCGGATTGCAAATGGATCAAATTGGTACGCCTTCCGAGGACACCACGAGAGACATCACAAAGAAGTTTTTAGAGACCGCAAAAGCAAAGCGTCCTCAAAATGAAAAGATTAAGGCTGGAGATAACCAAAAATGAAACTTACAAAAGAAACACTAAAGCAAATAATCAAAGAAGAACTCAAAGCTGTTATGGAAGGTAGTAGCGAAGATTACTTTAGCAAAGAAAGGGATGAGAGAGCTGCCAAAGAGCAAGAAGAGCTAAGAAAACAAGCCCAAAACTCTAGAATTCGCGATAATGAGCGCTTTGTTAACGCTGATATACAAGCAGACAAACAAGCTTCGTCTATCTACAAAAGAAACAGAGATGAAGTTTATGATCTTGTTATGAAACAAGTTTCCGAACTCCCTCTAGTTCGGTCTGCGTTGGGAGAGGGAAAAGTAACTAAAGATGCAGTTCATGAACTTATAAACAAATCCATAGACGATGCCGGGGGCATTAGGGTAGGAGATAAAAACGTAGAATATTTTAACTTATTGCTGCAATTAGCCTGCTTTGAAGAAATTGATGACTTTATAGGAAAATCATCTGGCCCAGCAAAACTAAGAATAGTCAAAGAACTAGCGAGAGGCGAACAAAACGAATCTTTTGCCTATCGCGTATTTACCTATATCGTACCAGTATTGTCGAAATACTTAAGAAATAATAGATCTTTCATGCAAAAAGCTGGTAGTTTCTTAACTGGTAAAGGCTTCAGAGAGGAGTAAATGAAGCTCGCCAAAAATGAAAAGATTAAGCCTGGGGATAATCAAAAATGAAACTTACAAAAGAGACTCTAAAAAGAATTATTAAAGAAGAACTCGACAATCTCAACGAGTCATTGTTCACTAAGAAACATGTCGAAGATGCTTTCGGCGGCAAAGCAAAATTAAACAAATGGGGTTCTCTTTATGCTCAAGGCGGCGACGATCGAGAACAAGCTATTGAAATGGCGAAAGCCCTTCTCGGAGAAAAAAGCTGGGATCTGGCTTTGCTCTATGCAGACGGAGGTAAATATATGTCCGCTGCACAAAAGGACTTAGAGCGTGCTGCCGGACACTCGCAATACGCTGTGGAACGCCGAAAGGCGACTTCAAGAGCAGAGCTTGGGAAAACAATAGGTCAAGATAATCTTAAGAAGCTGGCTGGGATGGGTCAAAAAATGTATAGTACTAGTCTGGACATACCAGCATCGAAAGTCGACCGCCACAACTCTTTCGTCAAACAAAAAGAAGCTATGCTTGATGCTTTTGGATACCCTAGCGACATTTTTGATAAACCATTCCTCAGCACAAAACAAATGGGAGCTGAACATGATGATGCTATGGGAAGAGAGTTTTTAAACAGGATGAGAGCAAACTTTATTTTTTCTGCTATAGACCATGGTCGCGTCTTAAGAATGACAGATTTTGATGGTGGAAGAATTGATGTCGTCGGATATTATGATCCGGGAAACATGCGAGACTCCATATCTGTACATCTTGTTATAGTACCTCAAATGATTTTAGATCCGGATACCGATGAGCCACTAGAATACGAACTCGGCAAAGAATTTATGATCCAAATTGAAGACAGCGAGGATTACTATGATCCCAATAGTGAATCTCAGGAAGAATTACTCGAGCGGTTGGAAATCCAATTGCATGAGATATATGGTAACTAATGAAACTCACCAAGAATGAAATCGTTAAAGAACTTGTAAAGTGCGGAAAGGATCCTCAATATTTCATCGACAATTATTGTAAGATCTCGCACCCTCTGAAAGGACAGATACCATTCAGGACCTATCCTTATCAGAGAGACATGCTGCAAAACTTTAACGATTATCGTTTTAACGTAATTTTAAAAGCAAGGCAGCTTGGGATCTCAACAATCTCGGCTGCCTATGTTGCTTGGTTCATGTTGTTTCATCGAGAAAAGAACGTTCTCGTTATCGCAACTAAACTATCTACAGCAACGAACCTTGTAAAGAAAGTCAAGATGATCTTCAAGAACCTTCCGTCATGGATGTTGATTGCGAAGATCTCGGTTGACAACAAACAATCGTTCGAACTTACAAATGGCTCTCAAGTAAAAGCTGGGACAACATCAGGAGACGCCGGTCGTTCGGAAGCATTATCATTGCTCATTATAGACGAGGCAGCGTTCGTTGACGGCCTCGAAGAGCTTTGGACGGGTCTTTACCCTACTTTGTCCACAGGGGGCCGCTGTATCGCTCTGAGCACCCCTAACGGCGTTGGAAACTGGTTCCATAAAACCTACACCGAAGCCGAGACATCAATGAATGATTTTAACCCAATCAAACTAAATTGGGATGTCCATCCAGAAAGGGATGCTGCTTGGTTCGAGAAAGAAACTCGAAACATGTCCAAACGTCAAATCGCTCAGGAGCTTGAGTGTTCATTTAATGCTTCTGGTGAAACTGTGGTCAACCCAGAGGATCTGCAGAGAATATATCATGATGTTTGTGATCCAACATATAGAACGGGCTATGATAGAAACTATTGGATCTGGGAAAGATACGAAGAAGGAGTGCCTTATCTTCTTGTAGCAGACGTTGCCCGAGGCGATGGAAGTGACTACTCGTGCTATCATGTCCTTAGGGTAGACACCATGACCGTTATAGCAGAATACCAAGGGAAACCCGATCTAGACATGTTCGCAGACATCCTATTCGCAGCAGGTCGAGAATACGGTAACTGTCTTCTTGTGGTTGAGAACAACGGAATCGGAATTGCTGTTCTCGAGAAACTAAGAGAAATGCAATATCCAAAATTGTATTATTCAATCAAGTCAACTCACGAATATGTTGAGAGTTATTTGGGCGAGAATGACGACAGAGCAGTCCTCGGCTTTACCACATCTATCAAAACAAGGCCTTTAATCGTAGCTAAATTGGAGGAGTACGTTAGAAACAAACTAATTACTATGCACTCCGCTAGAGTTTTTCATGAATTGAAGACCTTTATTTGGCACAACGGCAAACCCCAAGCTATGCGCTCTTACAATGATGATTTGGTTATGTCTCTCGCAATTGCCTGTTGGGTAAGAGATACAGCACTATCAGAAAACGAAAGAGACATGGCTTACAAAAAGGCGATGCTGGGTGGAGTATTCAAAAGTACAACTACTATGAATACTCAAATCAAAGGACAGAAATTCTACAACGAGACATTCTACGAAAAACATGCGGAGGAAATAGAGAAGACAAAAGACTTTCTCTGGATTTACAAAGGATAGAAAATGGCTCGCAACGATAGAAACCCGAATAACAACCAAAACGATTTATTTAAAGCTTTAACAAGAATGTTCTCGGGTCCAATCACCCAACGACGTACGCAGTCTGGGCGACAATTAAGAAGAAAGCATCTTGACATTTACGCAAAGCGTTTTAAATCCGCATCAGGTCAACAGTTCAAGAAAACAGAATACAACCCAATGAACATCATGACGCTCAACATGATCTCAAACAGAAACCGAGCAGAGCGTTACGTTGACTTTGACCAAATGGAATTTACACCCGAAATCGCATCTTCTCTTGACATCTATGCAGATGAGATGACGACCCATTCAGCATTGACTCCAATGCTGCACATCAAGTGCCCAAATGATGAAATCAAATATTTGCTTCACTCTCTCTATTACAACACAATGAACATCGAACACAACCTATTTGGTTGGGCGAGAACCATGTGTAAGTATGGGGACATGTTCTTGTATTTGGACATTGACGAACAGAAAGGATTGCAAAACTGTATTGGTTTGCCTCCGCAAGAGGTCGAGAGACTTGAGGGCGAAGATCAAACAAACCCAAACTATGTTCAGTTCCAATGGAACAATGCCGGTCTCACACTTGAGAATTGGCAAATCGCTCACTTCCGTGTTCTCGGAAATGACAAGCATGCACCTTATGGTACATCTGTTCTTGAGCCATCTAGACGTATCTGGAGACAACTTACTCTTCTCGAAGATGCAATGATGGCTTATCGTATCACTCGATCACCAGAGCGTCGTGTTTTCAAGATTGACGTTGGCGGTATTGCTCCTCAAGATGTTGAGCAGTACATGCAAAAGGTTATGACCCAAATGAAACGTCACCAAGTTGTTGACCCAACCACAGGACGCGTAGATTTGCGTTACAACCCACTTTCAATTGAGGAGGACTACTTTATCCCTATTAGAGGCGGACAGTCCTCTACGGACATTGTGAACCTTCCTGGAGGACAATTTACAGCACAGATCGAAGACGTTAAGTATCTTCGAGACAAATTGTTCTCTGCTTTGAAAGTTCCTCAATCATATCTCTCAATGGGAGAAGGTGCAGGCACTGAGGACAAGACAACTCTTGCCCAAAAGGACATCAGATTTGCGAGAACAATCCAAAGACTTCAGCGAGTTCTTATCTCAGAACTTGAGAAGATCGGTATCATCCATCTTTACACTCTTGGTTATCGTGGAGACGACCTTCTTAACTTTAAACTTGCTTTGAACAATCCATCAAAGATTGCCGAGATGCAAGAGCTTGAGCATTGGAAAACTAAGTTCGACATTGCCGGCGCAGCAACAGAAGGCTTCTTCTCTCGTCGATGGATCACAGAAAATCTGCTTGGCTTGTCTCAAGATGAATACCTCAGAATGCAAAGAGAGATGTTCTCCGACAAGAAGTTCATGGCTGCTCTTGAAGCTGCCGGACAAGCTCCTGAGGGTGGTGGAGACGCTGGTGGAGGTCTCGGAGGAGATCTTGGAGGTGGAGACCTAGGCGGAGATTTAGGAGGTGATCTAGGTGGTGATATGGACCTCGGAGGAGATGAAGGCGGAGATCTTGGTGGAGACACGGGTGGAGATACCGGAGGCGGTGGAGACGAGCCCGATCTTTTAGCTGAGCCACCGGCAAAGCGTGATGATGACGCAAAACCTCGAGGACCTTATAAGAAACATAAGATTTCTTATCGCAAGGGAGGCTTTTCAAAGCAAATGAAAAACCAAGCATTTGGAGGAGAAGTTCGAGGATCAACATCAAGAACAACTTTCCCTGGTAAGGTAGGCTTTGGCGGTCTAGACTCTTTAGCTAGAGGGATTTTTGAAGGCGACGTTAAAGAAGAAGAGAAACTATTTAGCATTGACGCAGATATCAAGAACCTGCTTGAATCATTGAACAAAAGGAAAGATACAGATGAAACACAATAAGAAAAGAAATACCGCTTTTCTTTACGAATGTCTGATTCGTGAATTGACAAAAGCAATCATCAAAGAAGATAAGCAAAAACAAACAAAAGTAAAAGGTCTTTTGCGCGAGTTCTTTTCAAAAGGAAAGGCTCTTGCGAAAGAGCTTGATCTATACAAGTCTCTCTTGGAAAGCAAAGAGCTTAACCAAGACTTCTCGCGACGACTGATGGTCGAGACAAAAAAAGACTTTGATGGACTTGACCGCAAGACAATCTTCAACGAGCAGACGGCTTTGATCAACAAGATCAATAAGGCTCTCGGGAACAATGCCTTTTCGAACTTTGTTCCAAACTACAAAGACATCGCAACCATAGGTTTGTACTTCCAGAACTCCGAACTTGGAGCCAAGAAGAGAATCATGCTTGAAGATAAGGTGGTAAATTTTCTCACCAGATTGGATGAAAACCAGACAGAATTAAAACCGGTCGACCAACTTGAATTTAGAATGTTTGTAAAGCGTTTCAATGAGACTTACGAGAACTCATTGTTGAGAGAACAAAAAGATCTTTTGAGCAATTTCATTGTGTCATTCTCCGACAATGGACTTGGTCTCAAGACTTTCTTAAATGATGAAATTGGACGCCTCAAAGAAGCCGTTAGCGCCCACATTGTAGAAGGGTCAAATACTGCTTTAAACGAAAATTTTAAAAAAGTTAGAGCTAAGCTGGATGATTATGCAAAAAGACCAATAGATTCCACTATGGTTGAAGAGATTTTTTACATCCAAGACCTTTTAGCGGAGGTAAAAAGAAATGCCGATTAACATCAAGCTTACTGGTGGCGAAGAAGTCGAAGAGACAGAACCATCAACAATCAAAGTTAAGATCGTAAAATCCGAACCAGAAGCTCCTCCAGAGCCAGAAGGTGTAAAGATCGAAGTGGTCGAGAAAGATAGGATAGAAGGAAAACTTAAGCTTCGTTCTGCTATAAATGGCGACCTTATGATCATGGACCATAAGGATATCGATATTGTGATTAAACAAAAAGATAAGAAGATCGTTGCATTTGCGAAAGAAACATTGTCTGATTTGGTTTATGGTGCAGAGTCTCGTTTGCTAGAGTACCTTAGAAAGAATGGCTTAATTGAGATTGATTCAATTCAAGGCGGCAATGTATATGGCTCTCTCGAAGGAAAGCTGCAAGAAGGCAAGAAGACTGTCGAGATTACACTCTTGAAGATATCTGAGTGGATGGAGAACGAACAACCAATGATGGATGGTCGCACAGGCTATGATGATATGGAAGAAGAACACTTGCTATCTCCAGATGGCGAGTACTCAACCGAACTAGGAGAGGTCCCACACGAAGAAGAAAAAGGGTCAATCAGGATGCACAATCTGTTTGCTCCATATCTTTATGGGCGTTACACATATGAGTAAGCACAAGTTAATAATGGAAGGTTGGAGAAGATTTCTAAAAGAATCTCAACAACTAAACAGAGACGACATGAGACTTTTGTATGTCGATAAATCTGATAGTGGCGGTAAAGCATTCAACATTGTTCTTTACATCCAAACGCAACAAAATATCAAGGTTATTGGCGGGATTGATTGTGTCGAGACAGAAAGTCCTTGCATTCCGAAAACAATGATGGTCGCAACCGTTTATAGAGACTCTCAATTCGCAGGCCAAAGACTTGGAGACCTTCTTTATGATTGCGGCTTTTATGTCGCACAATCTCTAGGATTTGGACTTACATCCGACAAGGAAGGAGGAACCAAAACAGGCGCGAAGAAACATTGGAAACGATTTGAAGCTAATCCCGAATATCAGAAGAAAGCAACACCAGCTGGTAATAACGAATTCGATTACGACGGCAGCACACCAGATCCAGATGATGATTGTGACATGCCGGATGAGGCATCTTCTAATGCAACCGATCACTCTTTCTTAAAAAAGAACCCGGACGATATTGAACCTGTGTTCATAAAGATGGAGCAAAACCATCTAAATTATTTGGATGATCTGAAGTTTAATCAAGGATATACAAGCGAGCAGATAGTGCAACTCATAGAGGACATTAAATTGGAGGCAGCTTATTTGTTCGCCGATGAATATGACAACGCAGAGGACTAAAGATGAATATACATGTATTGCATGAAAACTTTAGAAGATTTCTTTTGAATGAAAACATAGATCCAAACGATGTATGTATGTATCATTATGGCGCAGGTAAAGCACAACAAAGAATAATATTATACAAGCCAGTGCCTGACGAGAGTATAGCCAAGAGACTATTTTTGGACACTGTTATAATAGGAGCTGTTTTACTTGAAGATACCGAGGAAGATTTTGGAAAACCGTGCATACCTAAAACTTACCATGTGAGCTCGATCTACACGCATGAAGATTATGAAGGTCAAGGTTTTCAGAAACTACTGATGGATTGCTCCTTCTATTACTTAGGAAAGCAAAATCAAGGTTTGACATCGGATCAATACACTGGTACGAAACCTAAAGCAGCAAAAGCGTGGAATAAGATTAAAGCCTCGGACAACTACAGCAAAAGAGAAACAGACGCAGGAAATAATGAATTCGACTACAACAACAAAACACCAGATCCAGATGATGATTGTTTTGCCTCTCCTGTAGCACCCGTTGTTCAATCTAGTTATGAAATGGACGACACATCACACATACAACCTCAATACGACAGAATGAAAGCAAACCATGAAGAATTTTTAAACAAACTAGATCGAGCAAAGAGAGGCGCTTTCAAAAACATGCTTGTTGCTCATGCAAAAGAAAACTTTTTAAAAAGATATCTAGGATATTAAATGGAATTATTACACTTTGTCCTTGCCTCGTATGGCATGACTTTTATTATGGTCTATGGAAAGATCTTCGAAGACATAAGACCAAAAAAAGACTACACAAAGAAATGGAATACGCTATGGAATTGTCCGTTGTGTATGGGCTTCTGGGTTGGAGCCTTTATTTCGTGTCTTTCTCCGTATACTGAACTATTTAGTTATGAGCGTTCATTCGTGAATGCCTTCTTGCTTGGCTGCTTGTCGGCAGGAACATCTTATTTAATTTCGGTCTTAGTTGACGATTACGGACTAAGACTATCATCGAGACCAGGGGGTGAGCATGTC